CCAATCCTGTCACCCATCCCTCGTGTGCTTCCTGCCTGATCATTGATTTGCATACCCGCCCCTATTTTCCAGATAGTAAAATCGCCCTTTCGGGCGACTGTTTATGAATATTCGATGATTATAAAGGCCCCGCCGATTCCAGGTAGCCCGTCCTTTGCCAAAGCGTTAGATGGACCTGAAAACTGACCGGCTGCGCCCGCGCCATATCCAGAGCCTGCGGTGATCGAGGCGCCGGTTTGACCGCCAATACCTATCGGAGTTGATCCGCCAGAGCCGCCAATGGAAGCCGTGAGCATGCAAAGGCCTGGAGATCCACCAGTTCCATTACCGGAAATTACATTGCCGCCCGTTACGACGCCGCCAGGAATTCCGCCAGAGATAATGAACGCTGCTGCTGTGCTGATGGCTGGGCCCAATGGGGAACCACCGCCGCCTGGAGCAATAAGCAGAACGCCCATTGAGGACACGCCGCCGTTGCCACCGTTACTTGAGCCGGTCCCCGCCGTTCCGCCCGCACCCACGGTGATGGCTTTGTTGGCGCCGATCTGCAATGCCGTAAGCCATGCCTCCCCGTAACTGCCAGACGCACCACCGCCCGCCGCCGAAACTTGGCTTGCCGATGTGTTGGTGACCACGCCAGATCCACCACCACCACCGCAATACTTGACGTAGCAATTTTTCATCCCTGTTGTCGGCGTATAAGTTCCATTCGTAGTGAAAACTTGAACGTTAAGAATGCTGTTTGCTTTTGCGGGTATGACGATGTTTGCAGCGGCATCAAGGATGACTTGATCCCAAATCTGCACACCGGTTGAGTCTTGAAGGATCTGCCGATAGTTGCCGTTCCCATACATCGAGCATTGCCCGCGAGCATCGAGAATGACCGGGTTAGTATTGGGCACCGTCAGACCTGAATCCTGATACGTCGTTAACGGAGTGGTGGTGCCCACGACGTAGTTGAACACTTTCCCGCCTACCAACGGTTTACCGTTAATATCGAAAAACTGCTGCTTCCCCATCGGGATGTTCTGGCTCATGAGGTTTTTTCCTATGGCTCTTGCTGACTTGTTTACGGGCGGGTTGATAGCCCCCGCCCTGCCGGTATTGTTACTTGTTCTTTACGCCAGTGGTAGCCGCCGCGCCAAGCCCCCGGCCAAGCAGCTCGCTAAGCCCATTACTGGAGCCCTGTTGCGCCTTCGGCATGAGCATGTTCAAAGACTCAGGCCCACCCTTGCCCAGAAGCAAATCGATAAGCTTTGAATTGAGTTCCGCGGACCGGGCCTCGGCAACGCTGTTCATGGCGCTGCCAGCCAAGTGACCAACCCCGCCACCTACGGCGGCGCCCAAAGGTCCGGCGACCATGCCGCCCACTGAGGCGCCCAAGGTATGAGGGCCGAATTGAGCTAAGGCCCCGTTTCCGGTAATCCCATTGATCAATGAATTGCCGTTCAATAGCTGGGCTGTGGCTGAGTTCTTGCCGATCCCAAGCTGCGAGTTTGCTTGACGCTGGAGATCCGCGTGAAGCGCTTGTAGGCCGCTCATTTGTTCAGGGGTAATAGACTTGGCTGGGTTGGCGCCAGGGGCCGACTGCATTTTCTGGATTGTCAGCATGAGCTGCTTCGTCTTGTTCAGCGAAAACTGATTCCCGGTCGAGTCTGTAAGATCACGGCTTTGCAGGAACCGTTGCGCTTCGATTGGCTTCGACATGTCGGCAAACGTCTTGATGTAAGCGCCAAAGCCTGGAGCTACCGGCTCAATCACGCCGTCGAGTGCGTCCTTTACCTTGCCGAGCTGCGCCGCTGCCAGTTTCGTGTCAGAGGTTGGAGATCCTGCGAGTGGGTCGATGAGGTTGTTGATCTCCTTGCGCACGCCGTAAAGCATGGACGGATCAGTCTCAAGGTTACCTGCTGGGTCAAACAGGCCAGCCTTCGCCTTATTGAGCGCGGCGCGTACGGCACTTTGCTTGCCGTCAGGACCGGCCAGCATGTTATCGATCAGGTCAGCGACTGGCTTGGCGTCTGCCGGTCCTGTGGTGTTAGCCAAGGCCGCTTCACGCATCGGCGCCGTAACGGTGTCCCTTGCCGTTTGAAGCTCTGCCAGCGTGTCAGGAGTGCCACGGATCTGCTGTAGGAAGTTCCCCCGAGCTGCGTTGGTAGCCATTTCGTGCGCATTGAACGGCGCCGAGTTCCGGCTGTTCATGGCCCGCTCAATTTCAGCTATGCCAGAGTTTCCGGTCGCCTGCGCTAGCGTTGGCGGTGGTGCGCCTGGAATGTATTGCGTAAAGTCCGCACCGACCGGGGCGCCCGAAGACTTACCGGCCAAGGCATTTTCCAGCACGTTCGATTGGGAAGCCGCATTCCTGACATTGGCTGCTTGACCAATCTCATCAAGGGTTGCGCCTTTTGGTAGCGATGCCAGAGCGGGCGATGCGTTTTGAGCTGCACTGCCAACCAGATCATTCAGGGCTGCATCCTGCCCACCGCCAGCCAATCGGTTGGCACCCTGATAGATACCCTTGGCAACCTTACCGGCGCCCCCAATGATTCCGCCCGCAATAGGGATTGCTGCGCCCAATGCGGCACCTACGGCGATCTGATCATCAACAGGAATAGGGTTTCCGCCGCCAGAAGTCAGCGCGGCACCCACTGCGCCTTGCCCCGACATATTCGCCACACGGGAAAGGAACCCACCATTGCCCGCAAGGAAATTTCCTGCGGATGCCAGTGCCGGAGCCACTGCCGATCCTGCCTCAGTGGCGCGCATTCCACTCAACAGCGCATTGCCCCCGGCTGTGGCGATACGACCAGCACCCAGCATTTCACCGGCTGGGCCTGCCATTTCACCGCCAAGCCTTGCAATGGTAGCCGCCGCTCCCGGCTTGGTTGCGTCGTAGGCATCGCGCCGAGCCTTATCGGTGGCAACCTGGGCGTTGTAATCGCCGCCCATCCACTTCGTCAGGTACTCGACCGGAGTATCGACGCCGCGTTTCAGGCCCTCGACTGCGGCGGCGCCGATGAGTTCTGGATTGATGGCGTCCTTGGCATAGTTGTAAATGCCATTAAGAATGCCACCTTGCTGCTGGTTAGGTGCCTGCGCGGCGTTTACTGGCTGCTGCTGAGCCATCGCCGCTTGTTGTGGTGATTGAGGCGCTACGGCTGCTGTAGGAGCTTTGGCGGATGGCATCATAAAGTCATTCGCCAAGTCATCAGCCGGGGCTTGCTGGGCCTGGGCCTGCGGAATACCGCCCATCATTGCCGGGGCCTGGGCTGGCGCTGAAACCGGCGCCGCTTTTGCACTCGGCATAGCGAAGTCGTTCGCCAAGTCATCCTGCGGCTGTTGTGCAGTTCTCATTTGCTGGTTTCCCTGCGGTTGTGGCGCCGCGCCGCCGTAGCTGTTCAAAACCTTCTGCGCGTACGCCTGAGTCTTTGGCCCCCAATTGGCCTGGTCCGTCCCCCCGTGATAGGCGCGTACGGCGTCCGCCACGTTCCCATAGCGGTCTAGATTCTCTGCCATCAGTTTGGCAGCGCCGTTGATTGACTGCGCCGGGTCATACGGGTCGGTGACGCCCAAAGCTTTTTGGGTTGATGGGATGATCTGCATCGCCCCTTGCGCGTTCTGGTTTGAGACGGCATTAGGGTTGCCACCGCTTTCCGCCATCATCTGCGCACGCAATAAGGCCGGATCGACGTTATAAACGCGTCCGGCCTGGTCTAACAGTTTCTCAAATGACATGGCTCAAGCCCCTATTGCTGCGTTGGGCGTTGAATGATCCCGCTCTGAATCGCGGTGCGGTACGACTGCATAAACCGCTCTTGATCTGCCGGTTTCAATGCGTTGTACATCTTGGCGCGATCTTCCTGGGACATTTCAGGCGCAACAAAAACACGCGGGTCAACCTGTTTGGACCACTGCGCCGACCATTTGCCGTACTGCTCAGGAGGAACGCCGGAGTTCTGCCAGGCCATGTTTTTGGCCTGCACGCCGCGTTCGATCCCTGTCAGCACTTGAATGATCTGCGCGTTGCCGAGGCTGCTGAGTTCGGCATGGGGGTTACCAGATACCGCCGTCGCCAGTTGTGAGTCGGTGCCGCCGCCCAATCCTGCTGCTGAGTTCATCGCCAAGTTCGTGGCGTATTTCGTGAACTCTTCTTTCGATGCCACGGTTGACGGATCGATTCCTGCTGCCACCGACGCACCGGGGAATGCCTGCAATGCGAGTGCCTTGGCCTTCGCTGTCCAATCTGCGGCTGGGCCTGCATTGAAGTTCTGCAATTCCTTCGCCATGTTTTGCAGGAACATAACGCGCTGTGGCGATCCTTCGGCGTTGGCCTGCAATGACAGTGCATTCTTCGCCGCCCCTGCCGCCGTAACATCCGCCGCCGCGCCAGCTCCCAACGACGGGCCTGCCGACAGCCCGCCGCCCGGGATACCCGGCATCATTGGCTGTTGTTGCTGCTGCGGATAACGCCCGTTCGCGCCAGTGCCCGGAAGGCCCATTGTTGACGGATCTTGCTGGCCTTGACCGCCGCCGTTCGCCATCTGCGCAGCCTGGGCCTTGGTGACCATGACCATTGACTGTGTTTGTGGGTTGTAGACCTGCACCATGCTGTTCGCATCGCCGGGTGCCATTGTGTTGTTGAACTGAGCCATTGGCGTGACCTGACCCGTCATGGCGTTCGTGCTTGTGGCGACTTTTGCCCCGCCAAGATCCATTACATTGTTCTGCGGCATCATCATCTGGAGCTTCCCGGCTGTATCCTGGGCCTGGAACAACATTTGTTGTGCCTTTTCGCGTAGGGCAGTTGGATCGGTGGGCAGACTAGACAACTGCTTAGCAGCCATATCGGCGGGTATTACGCCATTTTTAACGGCATCGGCGGCGATGGTGTAAAAATCATCTGGAGATATATTTGGCTTGCTCAGCAGGCTACCCATAGCCCCTTGCATGTAGTCGCTTCGTTTTTTAGCCAAATCGAACTGACTTGAGTCAATACCGATTTGTTTCTGCTGATTCTCCAGAATTGAATTCTGTGTTGGCAGCAGGTTGTAAGCCGCTCGTGGATCTTGGGACATGATCGCTGAGAGCTTATTGGTATCAATTTTCCCAGTGGTCGGGTCGGTAGATTGCTGGATGGCCTGTGATGTAGCCTGATTGGCGCCCATCTGTTGCGTGAGCTGGTTTTGCTGGAGCATCTGCCCCTTGAGCTGGGAAATATTGCCAAGCGTCTGTGTGAAGTTCTGAGGCGCTTGCCCGACAGCTATGGTTGGATCAATTGGCATGGCATGCGCCCCTTAGAAGTTGAAGCCGCTGAAAGTATCGCCAAGGTTTACAGACGATGGTGTCCCGCTGTTTGCGCTGTCCCCGTACAGGGCGTTATAGGTCATGTAGTTCTGCGCGCCGGAGTTTGCAGCGTTCGCCATGCCCATGTAGCCAGAAGCGGTCGCGTTGCCTGCCTGGGTGGTGTAGTTGCCCGCACCGGCCGCGCCAGCCATGCCCGCTTGCCCTTGGCCTGCTGCCGAGTTCTGCCCCATATTCACCATGTTTTGCAGGCGGTTAACGTTGTTTGATGCTGTCTGATAATTGGTGTTATAGGTGCTTAGAGCGTTGTTGTATTGCTGGTTATAGGTGTTGTCAGCAAGCCCCGTTGCGTACGTCTCAGCCCCCTTGATCTGGGCACCTGACAACCCAAGCCCTTGGCTAGACATTTGGTTCTGCACGCCGCGCAGGCCCTGCTGCATTGTGAATTGATAGCCTGGGGTGTTTTGCAGGTCGGACGGATTAAAACTGAACTGCTTCTGTAGCGTTGAATTTGGATCAACAGCCAAAGGTCCTTTTTGCGCGCTTTCTAATTCTGATTGAGCGCTGGAAATTGCCTGGTCAATCTGGCCGCTCCATCCGTTTTTGTTTTTCAGGTCGATAAGACCTTGCAATTTGCTTTGTGCTTGAGAAACGGCTGCCGGGTCAGATTGGTTTGTATATCCCATAGCGGACCAAAGCGGGTTTAAAGCCTGCTGTCCGGCTGCCGCATAGGGTTGTAGGCGACCTGCTGCATCTTGCGCGGCCTGCTGCTGCATATCTGCCGATCTGTTCGCGGCATCTGCTTGAGTTCCTGCCGCCATGTTTGAAGCAACGCCGCCAACGACGGCGCTGCCAACTACTGCTGCTGCGACCATGATTTATTCCCCCATCCAGAGCGTGTAAGTGGTTTCTACCTTTTCATACCCAAGGCGCTCAAAGAGCCAGGATGCATCAAGGTGGACTTTAGAGCCGACAAACATACGATCCACACCACGGCGCCGCGCCTCTTCCTCGACAGCCTTGAACAGCTTATAACCGGTGCTGTTCCCTCGGTGGTCTGGGTGGATATAGAAAATATCCATGATCAGAGTTAAGCAGGTCGAGTAATGCAGGCCCGGAGCAACGAAGCCGATGAAGTACCCGATCAGTTCGCCGCCGTCGCGCACCACCATAAACATCAGCTGGCCTTGGCGTTCACGGCCAAGGTAGACGTCATATTGCGGAGAAAGAGGGACTTTATCCTTATTAAGTGCCAGTTCTTCAAAGTGAAGTGGAAGCAGCGGCATCAGCTCCGGCAAGTGTTCTTCAAGCGATTCGACCATTACGGTAATCATGCGCACCTCACATCGACGACCATTGAGATACGGTCTGTCCGGCTGTTGTTGATGACCTCGTGTTCCAGCGAGTTGTCGAAGTACCACGTCTCGCCCGGTCCCATGTAAACGCGCTCGTCTTCACAACGGAAAACCACCCCCGGCTCTGCCTGTAGACAGATATGGTGCCGCGACCAATATTCCGCATGTTCTGGCGTGTCGCAATGCGGGAATATCACGCCGCCAGGCTTGATTCGGTTGATCATGACGCGCCCGAGCCGAGTGCCGCCTACATAGGCCATCAGGGCCATGATGAGTGGGCGAGCTTCTGGCAACAGGGCATAGGCTGGCTGGTCAATACATTCGTGCTGGTCGTACTTCGAAAAGTGATCAAGCACCTCGGCTTCGGTTTCCTTCACCGACTTGACCGGGAAGCGAAGAATGATTGAATCGATCTCCCCGAACGGCCCCTGTGGGTAGTCGCGGAGATAGGTGTCAGCGGTCCAAAGCTCCGGTTTGCGAGCGATAGCGGCCAGCAATGGCGTGGTGTTGATGCCTTGGCCGATCAGTAGGAAGTTCCGCATGTTAATTTTTGTCCTGTCGAATGTAGGGGTTTTGGCGATTATCGGCCTTTTCAAAGACTGTGCCAATCAAGGCTTATTTGATGCGCCAGCCGCCGAAATAGGTGTTCTGTTTGCCAGTGGTCGTTGTCTCCGGCTGGTCGCTGTAATACTCGACAGACACCTGATCAAAGGCATTCAACTTGATCGGCGCCGAACTCCCAGCGATGCACATAGGCCCCGTACTCCATGCGTCCTGGATGATCTGATACATGACCGCGTTGACGTAAATAGCGAGCTGCCGACGAACTAATGTGGCCTGACTACCAACGACGCCCGCCGCAAAGACATACGTCCCGGTGTTGTTGCAAATAAACCGGGAGGTGGCCGTGTCGTACTCGGTCAGGTCGTCAAAGTCTTTCGTGGTGAACGTCGCCTTGAGCGGCACACCACCGGTTACCGACTGCGATACGGTCTGATGGACCATGAAGTTGCTCATGTTGGCGATAACCAAGCCATCAAGCTTTGTCTTATCCGCCGCCGACATTGAGCCAGCCGTTGATGTAGTGGCCGCATTGATGCTGAGCGCTGGGTTGGCGCCGCCCGAACTCACGATAGGCGCCGTACCCGTTACGCTGACCACTGTGGCGCCAGTCCCTATGCCATTCAGTTTGGTTTTATCTGCCGCTGTCATCGATCCGTCAGCCGACGTTGTGGCATTCGTGATGCTGATCGCCGGAGCCGCGCCACCACTCGAAACGATTGGTGCCGTGCCGGTAACGCCTGTAACCGTCGCCCCGGTGCCGATCCCGTTCAACTTCACCTTATCGAGCGCAGACATGGCGCCGTCAGCGCTGATCGTGGCGTTGGTAATGGCAATAGTTGGCGATGCCCCGCCAGTTGAGGTGATCGGCGCCGTGCCGGACACTGATGCGACAGCGGCGCCGTTAGACATCGAATTGAGTTTCGCTTTGTCGGCTGCTGACATCGATCCGGCGTTGGATACGCTGGCCGCCAGGATGCTGATGGCTGGGGTTGCCCCTCCTGACGAAACGATGGGAGTTGACCCGGAAACCGACAGGACTGACGACGTAGAGGCCGTGGTCCTGTCGAGCAACTTGATCATGAACTGAAACCAAATGTAATCGATCTGGCCCGTTTGCGGATTAACGAAAGGGATGGAAAAGTCCGGTACTGTCGTGTCGAGGTTCATGGCTTAGCTACTCGCTGGCTGGGCATCAATGAATGCGCCGGACAGGGCTGTTTTGCAGTTGCCAGACCATGACAGCTCAAACACCCGGTCGCGGGCCATACCGAGGCGCTGGAACTGGACGCATGTCAGAAAATCACCAGTGGGACCGAGATCCTGCGAAACGTAATTCCCCCACGATATGCCCCGGGTGTCGGACCAGCGCAGGCGGATCTCCGGCGCCTCTGTCGATGACGGCACGCCGCGCCCAACTTCCATGTCGGCGATCAATGTGCGGTACATGACCCGATCACCGTCAGACAGCAAGTGCGGGAATGACCGGATGCGTCGAACCGGGGCACCATCGTCGGTGTAAGTGTTGTTGTCCATCAGGTAAAGCTGCCCGGTCTGCCAGTCGCCAACGATGTGTTTGTAGCCGTCCATGATCGCGTGACAGCACTGGCGCTGCCTGTTCTCGTTGCCACTGGTGTCATGCCACACCCGCTCGTGCCATTCGTTGGTGGCGATGTCGAAGACCCACGTCTTGTTAGCCGTTGGGAAGCTGATCACATAGAAGGCGTGGCCGTCCTGTTGATAGATATAGGCCTGGGCGTCGGTGATGTAGCCGTAGCTCTGGAATTCCTTTTCGATGGCGAAGGTCGATAGACGCGCCCGGTCATAGTTCTCGGTGCGCATGACCAGAACACCACCACTTGGCGAGCGGGCCAGCCAATAGATTGATCCGTCAATCTGCTGCACGGTCGAAGGCGCCGCGCACCCGAACTGGATGAACGCGCCAGGCATGCGGGCGAACGGGAAGGCGGCGGCGCCGGAGTTGTACCAGACCTCGGTCGTGAACGTGCCGAACACGAACACCTGCCGCTTAGCTGCTGCCACGGCTACCACGTTATCGGAAAATCCCGTCTTGGCGGCGAAGTCTAGCGGGTCGAATGTCGCACTCAAGAAGTTTGAGATATACCACTGATTGGACAGTGTACGGTTGAGGATGAAAAACCCGTCAACGAGGTCAACACGGTCGGCGCCATAGAAGTTATTGAGGCTGTTTATGACAATGAACGTCTTTGCAAACATGTCGTAAACCCAGCCCGAACTCGATCCGTCCACGATCAGAAGGCTAATTCCATTATCAACCATCGACACCGGGCCAGCGGGCGAACCGATGAACCCGATATAGGTCAGCGAAAAGTCACTGTTGATCTGATAGACCATTGTGTTCACCACGCCAAAAACAGCGCCAGACGTGGCCGTGTACAGGCAGCGCCAGCCGGTGACGGGTGCCGTAGCAATGGTGGTAATTCCAGGGGTTGGGTAATAGGTCGCCGGATAGGGTGCGTCTTCTGGGTTGTGTTCACCGTACAGGTTGACGCTGCGCTGCGCACTGGCAATCACGCTGCGAGCGGTGTAGGCGCTGCCACTTAGAGGGACTTTCATCGATCAATTCCCCTGGTCGGTGTAAATGTTATAGCGGCCACGAGAGGTCAGGAATGGTTGAACCTGCATACGCGGTAGCTGGATGTTTGCCGATTGCAGGCAGTTAAGCGAAGCCTTCGCCAGTGCGGTGATAGATGGGTCAGGCTGCATTCCGTACATTGGGCGCAGGCGACCAGCCAAGTTGTACATGATCGCCTCCTCATACTGCGCAGGCAGGACGAACGTGTCCGCTACCGTGGCAAAGGTCTGGAACTGGTCCAGAACGGTAACGTGAAGTTCGTAGACGCTCGACGGAACCGGCCAGGCGTAGAGCATGCCGAGCGGGAACCCTGAGTCATAAAACAGGAACGACGGCATGGAACCCATCGTCTTTGCCAGGATGCGGTCGTAATCCTCACGCGCCCTGATGATGTTCAACGAGTAGTCAATCTTGTTGGTCGATCCGACAGCGGGAAGCCGGATAAAGGCGCTTATGATCTCGTTCGGGCGTGAAGCCATTGCGATGTCGCCAGCCGGTCCGATGGAATAGGACAGTGCCCCGGTGCAGGGAATAGACAGGTTGACCAAGTGGTACATCATGTATCGCTTGGTCTGCCACTGCGCAAGCATCATTTGCATGAGCTTAAAGCAGTCCTGCATATCCTCTGCCGAGGCGGTTTGTCCGACACCAATGACGCCCGATTGTTTGAGCGCAAGGTTGATCAGTTCTACGGGCGTCGTCATGGCTTATGCCTCGGTTTCTGTCGCGGTAGTATCAGCGGCTGGGTTTTCACCATTCGCCAGGATCTTCGCCTTAATTTCGTCCTCAAGGCGCGGACCCTGCCAGCGTCCATCAACCTTGATGCCAAGGTCTGCCGCCGTAGCACGCAAGGCTTCCAGATCCTTGTTGGCCTGATCGGCTGCTGCCAGCTCTGCCGCTAACTTGTCCTCGGTGTCGTGTGTCACCTCGTCAGGGAAGTTGAACCAACCGGCGCCCAATGCAGTTTCAGCCGCTTCGTCATCGACGATCACTGCGCCAGTTGCCGAGTATTTCCATTTAGGGAATTCGAACATGGTTGTTTCTCCGTTTCTGAAAGTAAAAAAGCCCCCCAATGCGGGAGGCTTTCGAGTGTAACAGTCAACGCCCGTCGGCGTTAAAGTGCGTCACCAACGACGCAAATCCACTCAGGACGCACGGCGACAAAGCCGTACAAGATGTCGAGACGCCAGATAAAGCGGTCGTTGATGATGTCGTACTGGCCGACGATACGCAGGCTTACGCCGCCGTAGGATTCGCGAGCCGCTTGCTGTACGCCATTCGGCAACTCAAGGTCAGCCGTTGCCATAGTGATGGCTTCCGGCACATAGGCCAGGTTTTTACGGTAGATGGTGTTCGGTGCGCCGAGCAAGCTGATCACCGCCGAGTTAGCCGGGGATGCAGTTACGGTGCCGTAGGCCGCTGGAGCAACAACGATTGCCGGATAGATCGGAATCGAGGTGGCCGCAGTCAGTACGTCAGCGGTAACGTTGAACTGTTGCAGTTCGCCAGTCGATTGCTTGGTGATGCGGTTAACGGCAAAAACACCAGCGATGGTGATGATGTCGCCTTTTTTCAGTGTACCGGTGATGGCGTTCGTGGTGAGCGTCGAGCCGGTTTGCGAAGCGCCGTTGACGGTGCCTGCGGTGAAGCTGCCAGGCGTGTGTTTCAGGATGGTTTGATCCATGTACCAGTCGAAGCCCAGCACGTCGTTTGCCATTTGGCCGGTTTCAAATTGATCCTTCAACTTGGTTTGGCTTTGGAACAGACCGGACAGGCTCGACACGGTACGGGCCTGGGTCAGCGGATCAAGCATGGCACGGCGCGATGCACTGGTACGCGGTGCGCTGTTGTTGTCCAGCTTGGCGCCAGCAAGCAACCACTCGGTCATGGTTGGCGTAGAGATCACACCGGAGCCACCATCTTTGAAGATGAACGCCGACGCGCTCTCTGTTGCGGTCATAACGTCGGCGGCAACAGCACCCGCCAGGTTGTTCATGGCAGGCAACAGGATGCGCTTTGAAAAGTCATCCAACGACAGGGCCATGTCCACCGAGGTGAACGCCATATCAACACCTTTTTGGGCGCTGACTGTCAGTGAGGTGAACTGTTCAACCGTGTCAGCCGGGGTTGCCACCGCGCCAGAACGCACAATGTAATCGTTGGGCAGCCGAATTTTCAGAGTCGAACCGATTTTCGCGCCTTGTTTTGCGAACTGGTTGTCGTACTGACGGTCGATGTTTTTGAGGAAGGCATTGCTGTTCATGAACAGGCGCAGCGCTTCTCGGGTAATCATGCTGATCGTTAAAAGTGAGTTGGCCATGACTGGTTACCTTTTGGACTGTGAGTTGCGCGCCGCGATGAATTCGTCCATCGACATGTTTTCAAGGGATTTGCCCGAGGGTGCCCCTGTGTCGATGCGAGAGTTAATCGGCTCTGGCGCGTTGGATACCGGTTTGGTGACTCGGGCCGGGGCTTTGGACGCAATGCGTTCAAGTTCTCGGCCCTGCTGCAATGGGGGAAGGGACAGAATGCGGATTGCCTCATCAGGATTCGATCCCAAGGCGTGCAGCACCTTGTGAGCGTCATCCAGGCCAACAACGCCCGCGATGAAATCCTGAGGTACGCCCAGCATTCCCAAGTTCTTAACGCTTTCTTCAAAGCCTGGAAGCTCTGCCTTTCCCGTTTCAAAGACGGAGTTGCATCGAGCGTTAAAGCTTTGTTCAGCGTTGAGCTTCTGCGCAGCTTGGCGGATGCGTTCCTCGTCATTTACCGGCGCTTTCACCGCTGGTTGCTGAGTCTGGTCCGGCTGTTCGCCTTGTTGCGTGGCTTCAAGCAAGCGGCGATAGGTGTCTGCCTCTGCCCGGAGCGTGTCGGCTTCCCGTTGTGCATCATGTCTAGCGCGGGTCATTTCAGCGAATCGGCGTTGGACCCACTCAGGGGTTTTGTTTGCCTGCTCTGCTGCTAATTCCTGCGCGGCTTGCGACCCGGCCTCACTGTCGCTGTTTTCGGCCTGTTGCGACTGTTCAACGTCCAACACTTCTGTTTGTTCGGTAGTCTCGCCCAAAGTTTCATCAGTCATTGCATGGTTTCCCAAGTGGTCAGCGCTTGTAATCCCGCAAGCTTCGGGTATCGCGTGCGCAGATTATTAACCTGCGCGCACGAATTGTCGAACTTTCTTGCTTTTAGCGCGTTACCTGGATCTGGTAAACGCCAGCGGCTGGAACGAGTGCGCCCGCTGTTGGGTTCACGAAAGTCACCGTCAAAGTGTTCGCCAAGCTCACGCGGGCAGTTACAGCGGCAACGCCTGCGGTAATGCTCGGCGGCGTTACATCAACAAAGTCGCCAACTAGCAGGCCTGCCACGGTGAAGTTCTGTTCAGCACAAGTTGCCGCGCCTACAGATACCGGGGTGAGGGATTGGCTCACGCGCGCCATTGCGCGGATAGGGCTGGATGGAAGGGCCTTAAAAACCAAAGTGTTCAAGGTTGGTTCGTCAGTCATGACGCCGAGTGCGTTAGCCATGATGTAGTTCTCCAGTTATTGCGGTTGGTTGGGCATCATCGCGCCCGGTTGTGGTACCTGGGGTTGAGGCGCTGGCATTGCCTGCTGTGGCATTGGTTCCGGTGCCTCTGGGTATGATTGTACATCAGTCGTAGGATGCGGCTGTTGGTGGGCTGAGACGATGGTCTGAGCCTGTACAGCGGCCAGAGCTGGGGTGGTGCCCATCGCTTCCATGCGGGTGAACATGTCGTTCAAGCGAGTCGTCATCGCCCGGTAAGCCTCGATCTCGGTTCGCTTCTCTTTATCGCCCAGGGTGCGCGCTTTGTCTGCCGACTCCTGCAATGCCGAGGCGAGCATTGATTGCGTGTTCTGGAGCTGCTGCTGTGCGTCCTGCAATTGCTGCTGTAGCTGCTGTTCGGCTGGGGTTGGGCCTTCGCCAAGCAACTGCGGGGCAATCGAGTTTCGATAGCGTTCGGCAAGTTCCTCGCTGCCTGGAAAGTCCATTGTCTTAAAGAAGATGTCACCGGCCTTATCCATAAAGCCCGGGTTGCCAATCGCAATGGCGGTCATCGACTCTGCCGCCTCTTCACGCTTGGTGGCGTAGGACGGACCGGCCTGGGCCACTACATCGTACTTGCCCACTGATGGGTTGAAGATCCGCGAAGCCTCGTTCTCGCGTTCGTCTTCCTTCTGAGTAGTAAGCGCCTCTTTCTGGTTCGGGTCGATACTGATCTGTTCGTCGCTGCCATCCTCGGCCCGGATCTGGATCACCCGTGCGGTGTCGTAAATCTTCGGGATCAAGTCAACGATAATCTTGCCGGTAAAGCGGATCGACTTCGACATTTGGTCAATGTAGTGATACGTCGCCTTATCGCCCTGCTTGATCCGCTTCTGAATGGCAACGCCTGCGATCTCGTTGGCCTGCGCGCCCATCGTTGGATCTTGCTGGCCGGAAACCATCTTCATTTCTTCGGCGGCGATCTGCATGCCGCTGATGTAAGCCCCGGCCATTTGTGGTGGCTGTTCACGCTGAGGCGCCTGCAATGGCTGACCTTGTTCGTCAACGCCGTTATATGGCAGATAGGGATAATTGATTCGGTTGGCGTTCTGATAGTACGACTCATAACCGGCGATGGCCTGGGCCGAAGCCATGTAGGGTTGCTTCCCCTGTAATGCCACCTGCTCAACGGCTGAGCTAGTCCAGTAGTTGTACATGCGCTGCGGGTCTTTCAGGTTGCGAACGTGGCCCTTGCGGTCAAGTTCACCGTCAATCACCTGCTCTTCGCCAACCACGCGGACAATGGGAATGTACTTACCGGGCCAGTCTTTGCGGTCGATGATCTCGTCCCCGGCGATCATGCACCACTTCACCCGTGGAACCTGCACGCGGCGTTTCTTGATGTCGGGGGAGTCCTTGACGGCTTGGCGCAACTGCTGTGGGATCTCCGACAAGCGCATAGTGTCGTATTGGCCTGGGACGGGCTGCTCCGTCATAGGATCGCGGACAGGCATCGCAACGAGCCAATCCTTTTCATATTCGATGTAGAAATACTCGGCTACGCGCACCTTGTCCTTGCTCAGCCAGTCGGTGGCGTTACCAAAGACGGAGCGGTCACCGATGGACTTGAACTTGGGATATTTGCGTTCGTACTCTTCACGCGGCATGTCTTCAAAGATGAACCCGTATTGAGCGTCTGACCCGTCCTCTTGGTCGCCGCTCATGTCCAGATAGACCGACAGCGGGTTTTTGATCCGACGAATGAATATCTCTTGGTCAAACGAGTCCTCGTCCTTGTAGTCGGTCACAACGCGCCAATAGCCGATGCCGCCTTGAACCTGATGCATCATGGCCGTGCTGTAGGCGTCTGCCGCATTGCTGTTGTACTCGATGTAACGAGCCAGGCCCATGAATACGCTGGCCGCGTCCACCGTCGCGTCGCCGCCCACGGGGCTGATCTTGATCGCGGGCAAGTTCTGCTTTATCTCGTTCTGGATCATCAGCGCGTGCTGTCGCGTCTTGTTGATGGTCAGGCAAGGCCGCGCATCTAGTTCCCGGCTCTGCGTCATCGCTGCGGGCCACTGGAATTTGTTGTCGCTGTCGGCGTTGCAGAACTTCACGTCATCGACGTAGAGAACTCGAAAGTCAGCCTCATAATCCTTGACCAGTTTGAACCGGTCGTGTGCCGTCTGCACAATGCTGTCGTCGTCTTCTTTGCTCATGGGGAATACTCGTTAATGCCCGGAGGCGTTGGGTTTGGCGACTTTATCATGACTGGCTTTCAACCCATCCATGACGTACCACCGGGCGTTGGGCCTTGTGCAATTCTAGGCTTGATATCGACTACGGCGCCGACCTTGCCCTTTTGGACGGCATAGCGCCGCATCATGTAGGCGTAGCGGGTGGCTGACAGGATGTCGTCGTTGACCTTGGCAATAGTCCCGTCTTCCTTGCGGTGGTAGTTCATCTTTTCTTCGAACCACGGCGTGAGGTGTGAGAACACTTTGAACGTGCCCTTTTCCATCCTTGAATATATCTCGACTAGACCAGCCTCAACCGAGTTGCCTCCCGTGGGCCACGATGCCATCTCGTTGCACATCTTCCATCCTGCGGCCTTGTACGTCTCCGACAGGGCCTTGCCGCTGCCTTTGTCGTGTTGGTGTCCGTCGTGCGGCCATGCGGTGATGATGCCATTGGCCCACGGCTTGACGGCTGACCATGCAAGCTCTGGCACGGTGTTGGACTTCTTCCAGGCATGGGTAACGTAGACCGTGTCGCTGTCCTTGTCCCAAGCGAGCTGGATGTGTGCCTGGGGGTGATCCCATCCGTAGTCCATGCCGTTGATGAGATACCAATGATCGGGGATCTCAAACGCCTGGCACGAAAACACGCTGTCGGCCATATCGAAGATCAGGCCGGAGCCTAGAAGCGGTTCGCCCCGGGTACGCATCGCCCTTTGCCATTCTGGGTACATCGCCAGGAGCGTGCGCTTGGTCTGTTCGGTTAGGTGCGGTGCATCATCCCAAGTGGCGCGCTGGAGATACTGGCCTTCGTTGGCCGCATCCATGAACTGGACGACAAGCTCTGTTCGCCCGTTCTCTGGCGTAAACGTGAGGATGCCACGCCCGCCACGACCACGATCACCTGTAGCTGTACGGGTCAGGACTTGAGGGAATATGGCCTTGTCGCGAGGCTCTTCGTCGATGTGATACCAATCGACGGTGTCGCCCATGATTGCGTGCTGGCCCTGGGAATATGACCAGAACTGAACAGTGGATGTGCCGCCCGTTGCGTGCCGGACGGTGACCTGCCGCATTGC